GAAGCCCACTTCACCAAGACCCGCGAGAGCATCCGCTTTACCTTCCACGGCGGGGACGGCAAGAGCTACGACGGCGAGAGCCGCAAGGCAACGGTCTACCGCACCGACATCAAAGGCTACGAAGAAGCCCGCTTTGTGAAGGTTGGTAAGGGCTTGCACTACATTGACGATGACAGCAGCGTCCTCGAAAAAGCCACCGGCGAGTACCACAAGGAAGCCAGCTGGCTGGTCGATGTCCTTAAGGCTGGGAACTGAGACCCCACGCATTGATGTGACCGGGGCAACCTACATCGGCTGCACACGCTGTCAAGTCTGCCCGATTTTCCCCCTTCATATTTGTGCGCTATATGCCCTCGAATTGACTTGCTATTATCCGCTTTTAGAGCGAATATGTAGCTACCGAAAGGGAAAACAAACAAAACGGAGGACACGAACATGAAGATGACCAACAAGACCGCAGCCAAGGCCGACACCTACCGGCTCCAGAAGACCACCACCCCGGAGAACTTGGAAATGAAGATGATGAACAACGGCGGCACGATCCTCACCTTTGGGGACCGCATCCTGGTGGCGGGTTACTACTACAACCCCAACGGTCGCAGCTACTACGGCGCGACCTACCGCTTCACCACCGCCGACCACACCTGCGAGGGCGAGATCGAGTTGACCGCCATTTCCGAGGACACCTTCGAGGACAACGGACACGCCATCGCCTGGGCGATGAACGCCTAACAACCGAGCGGCGAAACACACAACCGAAGATTCCGAGATTCAGAGCCGCAAGGCCCTGTGTCTCGTTTTGAATAGATCTCTCCAAGACTCTGAAAGGGGTCTTTTTTTGTTGCCATTTTGACCGAGAGGAGGTGGGAACGATGGCTCAGAGAGGAAGAAAACCCAAGCCGACCGCACTGAAGGCCCTGGAGGGTAACCCTGGCGGTAGACCCCTTAACACCAATGAACCGCAGCCCCAGAAGAAAGCCCCTCGCTGTCCTGGGTGGCTGGAGGATGAAGCCAAGAAAGAGTGGAAGCGGATGGCGAAGGTTCTGGAGCAGCTTGGTTTGCTGACCGAAATGGATATGGCCGCTTTTGCCGGGTACTGTCAGGCGTATGCCCGATGGAAAGAGGCAGAGGAGTTCTTGACCCAGCACGGTTCTATGGTACGCACCCCCAATGGCTACCTACAGCAAGTCCCCCAGGTGTCCATTGCCCAGACCAATATGAAAATCATGCTGAAGTTCTGTGAGCAGTTCGGTCTTACCCCGTCTGCCAGGAGCCGTATTGTGGGCGGCGATGGCGCCTCCGACCCAGCGGACGAGATGGAGCAGCTTCTTGGGGGTGATGATTGATGGCTTTTCAATACACGCCCTCGTCATTCATGCTCCCAACCTCGCACTACGATGAGCGGAAAGCCGACCGTGCTGTCCGTTTCATTGAAAACCTATGCCACACCAAGGGCAAGTGGGCTGGCAAGCCCTTCTTGCTCCTCCCGTGGCAAGAGCAAATCGTCCGTGACATCTTCGGCATCGTCCGAGCCGATGGGAAGCGGCAGTTTCTCACCGCCTATGTGGAAATCCCAAAGAAGCAGGGCAAATCGGAACTGGCTGCGGCGATTGCCCTCTATCTGCTGTATGCGGATGGTGAGGCCAGTGCCGAGGTTTACGGTGCCGCTTGTGACCGCTCCCAGGCATCCATCGTTTTCGATGTTGCCCAGCAGATGGTCAAGATGTCCCCGGCTCTGATGAAGCGGTCGAAGATCGCAGCCGCCACCAAGCGCATCGTCAATTACAGCAACGCTGGCTTTTATCAAGTCCTATCCGCTGAGACCGGCACCAAACACGGCTTGAATGTTTCCGGGTTGGTGTTCGACGAGATACACGCACAGCCAAACCGAAAGCTGTACGATGTTCTGACCAAGGGGTCTGGTGATGCCCGTGAGCAGCCCTTGTTCTTCATCATCACCACGGCTGGTACGGACAAGCAGAGCATCTGCTATGAACTGCACACCAAAGCCCTGGATTTGATGAATGGGCGCAAGAACGACCCAACATTCTACCCGGTGGTCTACGGATTGGAGGAAGGGGACGATTGGAACGATGAAGCGAACTGGTACAAGGCGAATCCTTCCCTTGGTCATACCATCGCTATTGATCGTGTCCGGGAAGCCTACAAAAACGCATTGGAGAACCCCGCCGAGGAAAATGTGTTCAAACAGCTGCGGCTGAACATCTGGACAAACGCCACCGTGGTCTGGATACCAGAACACATCTACAACCGGGGAGACATTCCTATCGACATGGATGCGCTGGAAGGCCGGGACTGCTACGCCGGGCTTGACTTGTCCAGCACTTCGGACATCACTGCTTTTGTCCTAGTGTTCCCGCCAAGGACAGAGGATGAGAAGTACATCGTGCTTCCGTACTTCTGGCTCCCGGAGGAAACGCTGGAGTTGCGATGCCGCCGAGATCATGTTCTCTACGATGTCTGGCAGCGGCAAGGCTTCATCAATACCACCGAGGGCAATGTCATCCACTACGGCTTCATCGAGAATTTCATCGAGAAGCTGGGCGAGAAGTACCACATCATCGAGATTGCCTACGACCGCTGGAACGCCACACAGATGGTGCAGAACTTGGAGGACGCTGGCTTCACGATGGTTCCGTTTGGGCAGGGCTTCAAAGATATGTCCCCGCCCTCCAAAGAGTTATACAAGCTGCTGATGGAGGGGAACATCGTCCACGGCGGCAACCCCGTCCTCAAATGGATGGCCCAGAATGTTGTCATGCGGCAAGACCCCGCTGGAAACATCAAGCCAGACAAGGACAAGTCGGTGGAAAAAATCGACGGTATCGTTGCCCTCATCATGGGCCTCGACCGCTGTATTCGCAATGGTGGCACGACTGAAAGTGTCTACGACACCAGAGGTCTGCTGGTGTTCTGATAAGGAGAGTGATGATTATGGGTTTTCTGAGCGGATTGTTTCGGTCGAGGGACGCCCCCAGCAACCGCACAAGCGGCAGTGCCTACAGCTTTTTCATGGGAGGCTCGACCTCTGGCAAGCGCGTCAACGAGCGTTCTGCTATGCAGATGACAGCGGTGTATTCCTGTGTGCGTATCCTGTCGGAAGCGGTCGCTAGTCTCCCACTCCATGTCTACCGCTATAACGACAGCGGTGGTAAGGAGAAAGCGACCGACCACCCGCTGTATTTCCTGCTCCATGACGAGCCAAACCCGGAGATGACCTCCTTCGTGTTCCGAGAGACGCTGATGACCCACCTGCTCCTATGGGGCAATGCCTACGCACAGATCATCCGTAACGGCAAGGGCCAGATCATTGCCCTCTATCCCCTGATGCCCGACCGCATGACGGTTGACCGTGACGAGAACGGTCAGCTGTACTACGAGTACCGGGTCGTATCGGAGGATGCGCCCACCATGAAGGGTAGCACGGTAAGGTTGAGTCCCTCCGATGTTCTTCATGTGCCGGGACTGGGCTTTGACGGTCTGGTCGGTTATTCGCCTATCGCTATGGCGAAGAACGCCATCGGCATGGCGATTGCCTGTGAGGAGTACGGAGCCAAGTTCTTTGCCAATGGCGCTGCCCCCAGCGGTGTGTTGGAGCATCCCGGAACGCTGAAAGACCCGTCCAAGGTACGGGAAAGCTGGACTGCGACCTTCGGCGGCAGTTCCAACTCGAACAAGGTGGCGGTTCTGGAGGAGGGCATGAAGTACACGCCCATCTCCATTTCCCCGGAACAGGCTCAGTTCCTTGAGACCCGGAAATTCCAAATAAACGAAATCGCTCGAATTTTCAGAGTGCCGCCCCACATGGTCGGTGATCTTGAAAAATCGAGCTTTTCTAATATTGAGCAGCAGTCCCTAGAGTTCGTGAAATACACACTCGACCCCTGGGTGGTTCGGTGGGAGCAGTCCCTTCAACGGGCGCTCTTGTCGGATGAGGAGAAGAAGGTCTACTTCTTCCACTTCAACCTGGAAGGTCTGCTGCGAGGTGACTACCAGAGCCGCATGAACGGCTACGCCACCGCCCGTCAGAACGGATGGATGTCCGCAAACGATATCCGAGAACTGGAGTCGCTGGACAGAATTCCAGCGGAGGAGGGCGGCGATCTGTATTTGGTAAACGGCAATATGCTCCCCCTAAAGGATGCTGGTGCTGCTTATAACGATACAGGGAAGGAGGAAACGGAAAATGAAGAATAAGAAGTTCTGGAATTGGACGAACACCGCCCCTGGTGCTGAGAGGGTCCTTGAAATCTACGGCACTATTGCGGAGGAGTCCTGGTATGACGATGATGTCACCCCCCAGATGTTCCGAGCGGAACTGTTCGCTGGTTCTGGCCCGGTGACCGTCTGGCTCAATTCCCCCGGTGGGGATTGCGTTGCCGCCAGCCAGATTTACTCCATGCTCATGGATTACACAGGCGAGGTGACCATCAAAATCGACGGCATTGCCGCCAGTGCCGCTTCGGTCATTGCGATGGCTGGCACCAAAGTCTTGATGGCCCCCACCGCGCTGATGATGATCCACAACCCCATGACGATGGCATTCGGTGACTCCACGGAGATGCAGAAAGCCATTGAAATGCTGGACGAGGTCAAGGAGAGCATCATCAACGCCTACGAAATCCGCACCAGCCTGTCTCGCTCCAAGCTGTCCCACCTGATGGATAGCGAGACCTGGATGAATGCGAACAAGGCCATTGAACTCGGCTTTGCGGATGATGTTCTGGAGGACGAAAAGCGCACGGCAGACGAAGCCCCGGCGTATGCGTTCTCCGCACGAGCCGCAGAGGTTTCTCTGATGAACAAGCTGACCCACGCCGCAAAGCCCACCGTGGCTGGTGCGGAGAAGCCCCCCGCTGAGAGCGGGACACCAATTGCCGATCTCGAAAAGAGATTGAATCTGATCAAACCTTAAGGAGGAAACGATTATGAGCAAGATTAACGAACTGCGCGCCCAGCGCGCCAAGACCTGGGAGCAGACCAAGGCTTTCCTGGACTCCCACCGCAACGAGAAGGGCATCCTCTCTGCCGAGGACAC